GATTGGACGGAGTGGCTAATGGGGTATCCTATTGGTTGGACGAGCCTCGAGGAGTCCCAAGAATAATTGTAGATCAGAAAGATAGAGCCAACAGACTCAAGGCATTGGGTAATGCGATAGTCCCCCAAAATGCAATGTTAATCGGATTAGCAATCAAGAAGGAGATTGAGAATGATAGATCTTAAATTATTGAAAGCAGTCGTCAAACAAATTCAAGAAGATGCAGATGATGGAGATTATACTGCAATAGAGGACTTGTTAAAAGACATACCTAAAAAAAGATTAGTAGGTTTTTTAGAGTTAGGAATATTTAAAGAAGATATTGAGGGTTGACTTCTTAATAATGTTTGATCTATCTTTGAAATGCACGGAGCAATATCGGGAATTGCTATTTGCCCAGGTCGGAGAGAGATGCCACCTCACTACTCTCTTCGACCACTTTATATTCGCCCTCAAATGCAGAGGGATAATTCTTTCTTATTTCTGCAAGACGACCAACGATCTCTTCACGAGAGAGTTTATCTAAATTATGAGTTACATTTGTTTCCCTACGATCAATCGCAAGACCTCCAAGTGCAGACCTTATCTTCTCTGCATTGACGGCTGCAGAGAACTGACCAGATTCTTCTGCACCTCTGGAAAGATCTGCAAACCTTTTCATCTGACCCATCAAAGTTACTCCATATTTCCTTTCGTAATTTTCACGGAGTTCTTTGATGTGTTCCACTACAAGAGGAAAATCTCTACCATTAAGAAGCAAACTCGCAGTCTTTCGGGCCTGACCTTCAGAGTAACCTGCTTGTCTAGCACATTCAGAATTAGAATGTGTTCCTTCTACAATAAGTTTAGCAAAAGTTTTCTGTCTATTAGTCAATGGCATGACCCCATAGTAGAGTTTCTCCCATATTTTATCAATAAAAAAAGGAAAAAAAATGACGCGGTCGGCTTTGAAGTGTAACATCTGTAACCAAAGTGTAACCAACACCTATAAGCATACCAAGGGTTTGAACCCATTGGTTACAAGGTTACACTAGTTACACCTATTTTTAAAAAAATTTAGTAAACAAAAAAATATGACAGAAACTATATGTGTTAGTGGTTGGGAAAAATCACAGAAAAAAATAAATTATTTATGCACTTGACTTGATTTATCCCATGTAGTAACTATATAAATAACTATATGTAGGTAAAAATAAATATTAATAGGAGATATTATGGGAAGAGTAAAAGCACTTTGGGAAGATGAAGTTATCAACGTACACCATGAAGTTGTTCATGGTTTAATAACTAAGAAAGAAGCCAAGGAGAAACTATTGAGATTGCTTGATCCTTGGGAGGACGAAGATCACTTTCATGAGATTGAAGAAGAAATGGGAGACTTTGATAAACCAGCAAAATTTAAATCTTTAAATGTTCACGAGAATATTTACAAAGACTTAAAACAAATGGCAAAGGAAGATAATAGAAGTATTGCTGCCACAGTAGCTTTATTAACTAGTCAAGCTAGATATGAAAAAAGAAGAGAGTGGTTTCAAAAAAAGAAAATAGCAATACGAGAAAAGTTTATGAAACTTGGAGAGAGGAAGAATAATGAGACGAAGTGATATAGCAGGTCCTAGACTTCTGAATAAAAAAGTCAAATGTTATAACTGCCAGAAAGTCAGTAAGCCAGAGATAGTAAAAATGACAGGTACAAAACCTGGAGAAAAATATACTGGTAATTTAGATGTAAAAAGAGAAATACCAGTAGTTGATATTGATGGCAAGGTTAGATACAACTACGAACTTTTTACTGGCAAGTATATTCAAAAGTTTGGATACTTTTGTTCCGTGAACTGTGGTCTAGTGTGGGCCTGTCATACTATTCAAGAAAGATTTGATAGACGAAGAGAGAAAAATACTGGTCTGTCAGATGAGAATAAAAATGTATTATCAGTATTCAAAGAGTCTTTAAAAAAGGTGAGTAAATGATAAAAAATATTCAAGAGTATGGTGGAGTTGATGCGGGAGATCAAGGCTCTATCAAAAATGTTACGAGATTTGAGTATAAAAATCTTACTATCGAACTTCAAGAAGGTCAGAAAGGTAAAGAGTTTAATTATGAAAATTACTTACTGATTACTATTTTTGATACTGAAGACATGATAGTTGCAGAAGAAGAAAAAAGAAGAGTAAGTTGGATAGAAACTCTTGAGATTGGAGACGATAAATTAAAGGAGTTGTTTCATTGATTTTAAAAAAAATTAAAACTCATGCAATAAGTATTCCAAATGTCTGAGAACTTTATCTTTAAAACTACACCCTATGAGCATCAGTTAGAGGCACTCCGTAGAAGTTATGACAAAGAAAACTTTGCATACTTCATGGAGATGGGGTGTGGTAAATCAAAAGTTCTCATTGATAATATTGCATGGTTGTATTGGAAGACAAAAATAGATACGGCTATCATTGTAGCACCCAAGGGAGTTTATACGAATTGGAAAAACAATGAGATACCTGGTCATTTACATGATGACATATCGTCAAAGGTATATATATGGAAGTCCAACCTTAACAAACGAGAAACCACAGAGTTAAAAAGCTCCGTGGGTCATGAAGCGAGAACCCATTTACGAATACTATTAATCAATGTTGAGGCTTTTGCGACTAAAAAAATTTTCAAGTTCTTGGACACATTCACACATAGAAGCAAGTTCTTAGTAGCAGTTGACGAGTCCACCACGATTAAAAACATTAAGGCGAAGAGAACCAAGGCACTAATAAAATTTGCTGAAGGAGCAAAGTACAAACGGATACTGACGGGTTCTCCGATAACGAAGTCGCCTTTGGATCTATATTCACAGTTCTTATTTTTGGATAAAAAAATTTTGGGGTTTGATTCCTATTGGTCTTTTCAAGGAAGATATGCAGTTATTAGATCTATGAACGTAGGCTCTCATTCTTTTAACAGAGTTGTTGGGTACAAAAATTTAGATGAATTAAAAGAAAAGATAGCACCATATTCATATCGAATAACAAAAGATGAAGCACTTGATCTGCCACCAAAGATATACACGACAAGGCAAGTTGACCTAACAATGGAACAAGAACGACACTATCAAAGTATAAAGAACAGTTCGGTTGCGCTGCTTGAAAGTGGAGAGATGGTTACTGCACCCGAAGTTATGACAAGACTTCTGCGACTACAACAGTTGTTATGTGGCTATCTTGTAACAGATGATGGAGAGATAATACCTATAGAAAACAATCGGTTGTCCGTGCTTCTTGAAGTAGTGGAAGAGATGGAAGGCAAGGTTATAATTTGGTCTAGGTTTCGCCATGACATAATGAAGATAGCTAAAACATTGAAGGAGATCTATGGAGTTGACTCCACAGTTACATATTTTGGGGACACGACAATGGCAGATCGAGATGAGGCAATTAAAAGATTTCAGAATTTAGAAGACCACACAAGGTTTTTTGTAAGTAATGCACAAACGGGTGGTATGGGTTTGACATTACACGCTGCGAAGAATGTAGTTTATTATTCTAATGACTTCAACTTAGAGTCGAGGGTACAATCAGAAGATAGGGCACACAGAGTCGGGCAACACAATCCAGTATTGTATGTGGACTTGGTAAGTCCAAACACAGTTGACGTTCACATAGTTAAGACATTGGTAAACAAAAACAAATTAGCCAACATAACATTAGGGGAGAGGGTATTGGAATGGTTAAAAGTATAAATCTAGGTATGGATTATTGCAGAGAGTGTGGTGTGAGACTGCCAAAGGTAAAGATCAAACGATACATGAAAAGATATTGCAACGATTGCCGATCTACTGGCAACTCTTCATTGAGAGATGTTTACAAAGATATGCAGATGAGAAAGAAAGTTAGAACAGAAGAAGACGAAGGGATTATGTTCGAGGACGATCCGAGAGCAGAGTACGAAGACAATGCCATATATAGGAGGAAAAGGTATGAGTAAATTAAGAGGAGAAAAAATCGTGGGTAATGCAGGCGAGAACTTAACAGTATTTAAGTTATCCATGCTTGGTTACGCGGCATCAACAGTAAAACAAGATGGTGTTGATATAGCCGTGGTTGGTGGTGTTGACTTGAAGGTAGCACAACGAGTGGAAGTTAAGACAGTTCTACAAAGTGATGATGTAGGCAGATATTCTTTTACAGTATCAAAAGGCAAAGACAAAAAATGTTATACTCGAAAGGACTGTGATATTATAGCCTTGGCTGCATTGGATATAGAAAAAGTTCTGTTTTTTCCAGTAGAGTCTTTTACAAATGTCAGATCTTTAAGTCTAAACATGAACGATTTTAAAAATCCATCAGACAAAAATGAGTGGGCATCTGTACTAGAATATAGTCAAAACATGATGGCAGAACTTTTAAAAATGCACAAACTCAAAAGAGAATATAAAATTTATGAGAAAAAATAAGATTTTATGTTGACTTGTGTATATGGATTTGGTAGAAACAAAATTGTCAGAGACATGCTCTGGGTGGGGGGTTTCTCCTTTTTTCCTTTCGTATTGGTTTACCCCCACCCATTCATACATGGGAGTTAAGAATGGACACAGATAAATATAAGTCAATAGCAGTTGGTATCGAAACTTGGAAGAAACTCAACGAGTTAGCCAAAGAAAACTACAGATCAGTAGGTGGTACGATAACTTATTTGACTGAAAAAGAATACGAGTCTAGTGCCGCGGGCATTAAGAAAAAACTCGTTGACGAGGGAGTATAGACTCTATACTCTCAATATTAACCGCCGAAGGGCATAAACTTTAACGTAGAAGGAGAGAGCGATGAGTGATGTGTTTTCACTATTCGAGCAAGAGGCTGCTGACCCTCAAGCATTTAAGCAAGTCAGAGAAGGCGATACTAAAAATCTATCGTCTTTAATCCGTAGATCTGTTGAGTTAGATCAACAAATCAAAGAAACCGAAGCGTATCTAAAAGATCTTCAACAGAAAAAAAGATCCGTTGATGAGGAAGATATTCCCTCATTGATGGAGACTATGGGTGTTGAAAGTCTTACAGTAGACGGCAACAAAGTTTCTATTGATAAGTTTGTTTCTGCAAGAATACCCGAAACTAAGAAACAAGAGGCTTTCCAATTTCTAAGAGATGTTGGAGAGGGCGACCTTATCAAGAACGAAGTTGTTGTTAGCTTCAGTATGGGTCAAGATAATCAAGCTGGTTCTGTAGTTGCAGACCTTGAAGATAAAGGCTTTGCGCCTGTCAAGAAACAGCATGTGCATCCAATGACTTTAAAAACCTGGGTAAAAAATAGAATTGAAAGTGGTAAAGAAATAGACTTTGATCTATTTGGAGTGTACCAGGGCAACCGTGCTAAGATAAAGGGAGGTCAGTAATGAACCAAATTGCACAGAAAAAGACCACTCAAGTAGTGGCATCAGAGTTAGATAAAATGTTAGAAGCTGACGCTGGTGTAGGTCTTGAAAATATCACTACGGAAGATATGCAGATACCTTTTATAAGGATTATCCAAGCATTATCTCCACAATTACAAAAGGACGATCCTTTGTATATTAAAGGTGCAGAACAAGGCGACATCTTCAATACTGTTTCACAAGAAGTGTATAAACAAGATGAAGGTGTTATTGTTGTTCCCGCTTTTTTTGAGAAGAAATTTTTAGAATTTCAACTTAGATCAAGTGGTGGTGGCTTTGTAAGAGAACTAGCTGCAGATGATAAAGACATTACAATGACGGAACGGGATGGTACAAATGAATTGTTACCTAACGGAAACGAGTTGGTCAGAACTCATCAACACCTAGTGATTGCAAAATCTGCTGATGGAAGTATAGCACCGAGTGTTCTTGACATGAAAAAGTCACAATTAAAAGTGTCTCGTAGATGGAATACACTTAAGAACAGTGCGAGACTACCAAGTGGTGCTCTCATGCCAATCTATGGAACGGCTTGGAGAGTTACGACTGTCTTAGAAGCCAACGATCAAGGCAAGTGGTTTAACTACAAGCTAGATCGAGTCAATGACCTTACACCTGATATAGAGAAGATGATGCTTGAAGCTCGTACTATGTATCAAAGTGTAAGTAAGGGGGAAGTCAAGATGGCGGCTGCTTCTTCTGATGAATTAGCAAAGGAAGAAGACGTACCGTTCTAAGTAAACTAGCCGTGTAGATACCACACTCATCTACACGGTTTTTTCTTTTTGGGAGTGTAGAGTGAATTTTACAGAAGAATTATTACATGCTTTTGAAGGCTTTAGTGGAGCACACGGGCAAACAGAAGTATCCAACCAAAGAATGAATGGCAAACAGAAAGCCAAATCATTTATCGTAAGACAACCACTAACATTAGAATTGATGCAAGGACACCTAGATGGTAAAAAAGGTGTGGGTGCAATACCAATCAATGAGAATAACCAATGTAAGTTTGGTGCTCTTGATATAGATGAATATCCACTAGAACATAAACAGTTAGTAGACAAACTAGATAAGTTAAAAGTTCCGTGTATCGTGTGCCGTAGTAAAAGTGGGGGTGCACACATATTCTTTTTCTTTACAGAATGGATGGAAGCGGCAGACTTCAGAGACAAAGCCGCCGAGATAGCTGCGGCACTTGGTCATGGTCGTTGTGAGATATTTCCAAAGCAAGAGCAAGTATTGGTAGAGAGAGGGGACGTTGGTAACTTTATCAACTTACCATACTTTGATGCAGAAAAAACTTTGAGGTTTGGAATTTGGAAAGAGAAATCCAAGTATATAGAAGCTACTCTTAAACAGTTCGTGGATAGAATACACAAGATAAAGTGTGATCCCAAAAAATTTATGGAGATCTCTGTTGGGGGTAAACCAAACTTGTTTCCAGGTTACGTTCCGTGTCTTAAATCTTTACTTAGCATGGGGATCTTTGAAGGTGGCAGAAACAAGGCGGCTTTTCAACTCGGTGTTTTTTTACAAAAGTCTGCACCCAATGATTGGAAGGCACAGTTAGAGCAGTTGAATGTAAAACATTTTACTCCACCATTGCCTGCGTCTGAGATTGTTACAATACAATCCACACTAGAGAAGAAAGAATATCAGTATCTATGTAAGGAAGAACCCATGTCATCACATTGTAATCAGAGTGTATGTCGTGGTTTGAAACATGGTATTGGCACAACATCTATGCCTGCGATTAGTGGCTTGTCTGTTATATTATCAGAGCCTCGTCTGTGGTTCTTGGACATAGATGGCAGAAGACTTGAGTTAACCACAGAAGAACTACAAGCACCAAGACTATTTCAAAGAGCATGTATGGAGCAGTTGAACTTTATGCCACCAAAGATGAAAGATGCCGATTGGGAAGTACAAGTCAACGGTCTACTTGAGAATTGCAATGAAATAGCAGTGCCACAAGAACTGACATACAAGGGACAGTTCTTATCGTACCTAGAATTATATTGCACGGGTCGAGTACAAGCACAGAGTTTTGAAGAAGTTGTAATCGGTAAACCATACACAGACGTAGAAGAAGCTAGAACATATTTCAGATTAGATTCCTTGATGGAGTTCTTGAGAAACAGAAAGTTTGATAACTACACGAGGGCACAAGTCCAAGAGAGATTGAAAGAGGTAAACAACGGAGATAGTTCTGTTGTTAAAAAATTTCAAACATCACAAGGCAAATGGAAAACTGTAAGAGTCTGGTGGATACCAGAGTTTGGAGCAGAGGTAGAGCTCAAACCAATAACAATCGAAGAAGAGGAGGTCCCGTTCTAATGGAAATGTTAGTAGCTTTTTGTGTAATTTTTACTGAACAATGTAGATACAGAGGAGGCGATGCCTTGTGTAGTTTTTGGGAACCTGGAGTTGTGTATAAAACAAGACAAGAATGTGTCGAAGGTAAGAAACTGATAGAAAAATATTTAGAAGAGGAACTGTGGAGATTGTACCCAGAGGCAGTAAAGATAAATGCGAAGGGAGTATGTCCATTCGAGGTTAAAGATCCAACAGGTAGAAACAAAGGACAAGGAAATAGAAATGGAAAATAATTTTGAAAAATATAAAAACCCGCCGACAGAATATTTGAAAGATGGTAAAGAAGTTACAATCTTTGGGCCGCCTGGAACAGGTAAAACTACAACTTTAATTAAATTAGTTGAAGGTAGTCTGGCTCATTACGTTGATCCTAAAAAAATAGGTTTCATGTCTTTTAGTAGAAAAGCTGCAACAGAAGCAAAGACTAGAGCACTAAAAGATATAGAGGGTTTGGATTCAAAAGACTTAATTTATTTTAGAACTCTGCACTCTCTTGCTTTCAGTTGGCTTGGTTTGAGTACATCAGAAGTTATGTCGGGTCGTGACTATAATGAACTAGGTAAACTTGTTGGTTTAGATTTTAGAACCACACAGACAGTGAATATAGAAGAAGGTCCACTGTTTAATATAGGTGCTGGTGGCGATAAGTATATGTCACTAATACAGTATTCTAGAGTTAAACAAGTTGATCTCGAAGAAGAGTTTCACAAAGGTTGGGATCAAAGTCTAAATAAACAACAACTATTAGTATTGGACAAGGCTTTCAAAAATTATAAGAGAGCAATGGGTAAACTTGATTTTATTGATATGATAGAAAAATTTATATTCAACGGGACATCTCCAGAGTTTGATTTACTTATTATAGACGAAGCACAAGACTTGGCTCCTTTGCAATGGAAGATGGTTAAAGAAGTGTTAGTTCCTAACTCTCAAAAAGTCTACTACGCTGGAGATGATGACCAAGCAATTTATTCTTGGATGGGTGTTGATGTAAATAATTTTCTTAATGCTAGTGAAACTAAATACATACTAAAGAAATCATACCGTGTTCCAGAACATCCGTTTACTTTTGCTGAAGGATTGACAGATCAAATCACAAAAAGAGAAGACAAATCGTGGAAACCAACAAAAGAAAAAGGACTTGTCACATGGCATAATGATATTCTTGATGTTGATATGACAGAGGGCGAGTGGTTAATTTTAACTAGAACTAACTACATAGCTAACAAAGTCTGTCAAAAACTAAGAGAAGAAGGCTATGTGTTTTGGAGAGAAGGAGAAGGTTGGTCTGTATCTGTAAACATACTAGTAGCAATAGAGGTCTGGTTAAAACTACAAAGAGGACAATCAGTGCCTGCTGATTTATTAAAACCTTTTTCAAAATTAATTGATCCGAAATACATAACAAAATCAGGCAGAAGGTTAATGTATTCTTTATCAGAAGTTAACAGTGAGAGACCTCCAGATGAAACATATTCATTAGGAAACTTAGAAAGACTGTGTGAATTTACAGCGAATAACTTTGTAACATGGCAGAATGTATTAAAGATATCAGAACAAGTCGCTGCGTACATAGTATCTGTTAGAAAAAGAGGCGAGAAAATTTTATCGGCAGATCCTAGGATCCGTGTATCTACAATCCACAGAGCGAAGGGTGGAGAAGCTGATAACGTAGCATTGTTGTTAGACTCGACAAAAGCATGTGTAGAGAATGAAGATCAAGATGCCGAGAGGAGAGTTTGGTATGTGGCTGTAACTAGAGCAAAGAAGGAGTTACACATAATAGAAAAATCTGGACAGTTTGGATTTGAGTTATGACGTTATATAAGAAAAGAGATGTGTTTTATTTTAGTCAACACATACCTGTAGATCTACGAGGTAAGTTTGATAAGTCTAGATTTGCATTTAGTTTGAAAACTAAATGTGAAAAACAAGCTAATGAGTTAAGAACTTTGCACAAAGAGTTATTTAGTAAACAATTTTTTAATTTAAGAAAAAACAAAAAGAAGGAGTTACCCATGAAAAGAGATAAAACTTTAGCAAATGCACATGACAAGATTACTGGAGAAAGAGCAAAAGATTATGGAGATGCTTACGAAAATCATGAGAGAGTTGCTACCATGTGGTCAAGTATATTAGGTATCAATGTTTCAGTGAAGATGGTATATCTTTGTTTACTGGCATTGAAGATTTCAAGATTAGTAAACACACCAAATCACACTGATTCATGGGTTGATATCTGTGGATATGGTGCATTAGGAGCAGAAGAAAAAGATGACAAGTGACCAATACCATTTATTGGAGCAAGACATAAAAGATGTGGCATGGGGTAATGTGGATTCAGACTGGACTCCACCCGAAGTTATACCCGATCTATCACAGTACGATACAATAGCTATAGACTTAGAAACAAGAGATGAGAATCTTTTAAAACTTGGACCTGGCTGGTGTAGAAAAGACGGACACATTATAGGTATTGCTGTGGCTGCGGGAGACAGTTCTTGGTATTTTCCGATAGCACACACTGTAGGTAACATGCCAAGAAAAACTGTAATACAATGGTTAACGGAGTTGTGTAAAGATACAACTAAAACATTCGTGTTCCATAATGCACTGTACGATCTTGGTTGGCTTAGAGCCGAGGGTGTAGAAGTCAAAGGCAAGATCAGAGATACCATGGTTGCAGCACCTTTGTTAAATGAAAACAGAAGATACTACAATTTAAATTCGTTGGCTGGAGATCATCTTGGCACATATAAAGATGAGAAGATGCTCAAGAGTGCTGCCGAAGAGTTTGGTGTAGACCCAAAGTCTGGCATGTGGAAACTACCACCTCGTTATGTTGGTGCTTATGCAGAACATGACGCTGCAATAACTTTGAGATTGTGGAATGAGTTACGAAAACAGATAACCAAAGAAGAGTGTAGTGGTATATTCGAACTAGAAACTAAACTTACACCTTTACTTCTTGACATGAAAACAACAGGTGTACGAGTGGATTTGAACAGAGCAGAGCAAGTTAAGAAAGAATTGACTGTGTTAGAGAAATCACTTGTAGAGGAGATAGTCAAAGAAACTGGAGTTACGATAGAACCTTGGGTCGCCACATCTGTAGCAAAAGTCTTTGATGCTATGGGA